GAGGTCAACACGTATCTTGTCAGATGCGTTCCGTCCCGGAACGCACCGTGGCAGGTGCATATGTTGCATGCGGCTATTCGCTGAGTAATCCTCAGTTGATTAGGCGCATCAAAGTTATTGCCTTCCTCTTCACCAACAATCCCATGTTGGTGAAGAAGGAATGCTCAATTATGCGTCAGTATTCAGTCACTGGTGTCCTGCCCTTTCGGCGCGGTCTCCTGTGGCCCAAATGCTACGCAACAATTTCCAGAGAGAATGCGTTCCAGCTAAGTTGCTTAGCTCGAGCGCTTCCTCCTCCAACGTCTAAGGTCGTTGACCGTACCATCTCTGAGATGATACTGACAGCTACCCAACCATGTACTATCAAGTTCGAACCGGACGTATTCAACAAATATGTGCCTTTCCTACTTGACGGTATCGATTCTGACTCTAGATTCGAGCAACCAGGCGTGCCTGGAGGTTCGAGTTCGAGTAATTTCACTAGGTCTCAGGGCGGCCAGTGTGCGGAGTTCTCCACACACTTGCCGGCCGAGCCCGACTACAGTTCGATGACAGACCGTCAGAAACGCGTCGTTTCTACATCTTTCATCAACACTCAGAAGAAGGTCTTCAGTGATTCTTGGTCCAAGACCAAGAATCACATGAAGATCTGCGGTCTAAGAGAGCGTGGTGCTAAGTGTCGTGTTGTCACGACATCTAACGCAACCCTCGTTTCTAGGGCGCATAGAGAAAGACGCCGCCTATGGCGGATCATTCTCCGTACTCCCGAAATTTCTCGAAACCTTGGCAGTCCTCAACAACGCATCCGTGTTGTCGGGAACGGCTATGTGGTCTCCACAGATTTGACGAAAGCATCCGACGGGCTGTCCCACAGCTCGTTGTCATGGTTTTGTCTTCGGTTTAATGTGGAGCCGCGCCTTATATTCGAAGGGTATACCTTTGAGTACGAGGGCGACTCCTACCAATACATGCGTGGCGCGCCGATGGGGCTTCCCTGTACATGGGCAGTCCTATCGCTCGTCCACTGGATGTGTTTTAAGGAATCTGGCATCGACGGCTTTGCTATCAAAGGCGACGACGCCATATTCCGCTCGGATCGTCGAAGGTATGACCGGTACCGTTCGCTTTGCGAACAGTTCGGTCTTACATTCAACGAGTCAAAGACCTTCATCTCCGCGGACGGTGGAACCTTCTGTGAAAGGTTCTATCGCCTCGACGGGAACGAACTTGTGCTTCGGCCCAGCCTTTCTCTCAGGATGTTCAATCCTGAAAATGAGGCACAGGTCGC